CACTTATAATTGTTTGAATTTTCTGCAGCTCTGCTGAAGCGAGTTCCACATCGTCTTTGTTGAGTCGCTTCTCCACATTTGAATAATCATAAGGTATCTTATCTGTAATCATCTTATTCACGAGGAGGGAAACATAGGCATTAAATACTTTATTGAGCTCAAATATAGAACAATACAGTGCCAATGGATACTTATAGCGGTCATGCCAAATAAGTTTCCCACCACCTTCAATCCCATATTTCACAATCTCTGCACAATAGCGTTCTGTATCTTCAGCTCCTGCCGGGATTGGTGGATATGCGAATAAGTTTTTGCCTTCCAGCCAATAGTAGCACTTCCCATACGAACCATCATTCAGCAGCGAATATGGATTCATTATCTGTTCCGGATTATCTACTCGGATTGCCAATTTTGGAATCTTGCCTCTCACATAGTAGACCTTTATCTCTTCATTATCTGCCGGAACATACTGAAGCATAGTAGAAAAGCTGGAGACACCAGTAGCAGAGCTGGAGGAACGAGTGAGGATTACTGGCGTCTCCAATACCTTCAGTGCTTTCGGATTGACAATCCCAATACGATTGACTATATCTTCCATGCCAGACATAAGAACATTATCTTCTATGATAATATCCTTCGTTCCAAGAATGGAATTCACATAGTCCTGAATATCAATCCGATTCAGTATCATTATTCTTTCACCGCATATTGAATTACTGCATTTCCAGTTGCAGCAGGAGTAAGAGTGATTGCAATGCGATAGAAGGGCGCTTTGATATTTCTTACATCAAGAGATATTCCACATCCAGTTTTTGCTTCGGAAATAGCTGGATTTTTTCCGGTTACCATATCCGACCAATTCGTCCCATCTAATGAAATCTGCAACTTTATCGTGTTTGCAGCTACTGTAATATTCTGGGTTGGACGAATAATTGCAGCGGGAAGAACAACATTCCCCTGAAAACTGGCAAGCGCAGAAGAATATATCGTCTGTTCACTCGTACCAGTAAATTCAAGTGTTTCTTCGTAAGTTTTCCATCCAGTGTAGGTTGCTCCAGTTAAATCTGACAAAGCCATCTTTCCTCCTTATGCATTCCACTTCAACACAGCATGTGTCTCAGGAAGCGTAATTTGCATTCCAGCTTCAGTTATAATCTGATCAATACGACCGTCAATATCTGGAGCCTGAACATTGGTTTGATAGAAGGTATCACGGCTGATACCATTTCCGACAAGTGGACGATATGCAACCTGACCCAAATCGATTGCCAAACAGTAGTCTTCCCACTGTTCCCTCAGTAGAGGATGGGCAACGAAATTGAAGTCGCCAAAGACACAACTTACTCGAGTAAGGTTGAAACCAAATTGAGATTTGACATTTTGAATATCCAACTGAGCGGAACCACCGGCAAGAGTATTGCCCAAGAATGTTCCATTTCCCAGTTTGTTGAACCAAGAGATGAGTTTCCGAGAAGCCAAAACCAGTTTGCTTCCACTGTTTCCATTTTCCGGAGCAAACATATCTCTTGACCAGTCTACGAAGTTATTGTATCCACTATTGGAATAACTGAATGTAGCAACATTACCATACAGAGAAACAAAGGGAAGGATTCCCCAAGTATATCTTTTTACAGCGGCGTTTGTTTCTGCGACTAATGCTCCAGTAGTTACATTTACGTTTCCCACTCCGAACAGGAAGGCATGTTCCATATCCATCTTATGCTCACGCAGTTTCTCATCCCAAATTCGCATGAATTCATTTTTCTTTCCCCGATATTCAGTAGCCATTGCAGAACCAGACATCATCGGGCAGGCAGTTTTGAATATTTGAGCATATCCTTCGGTCTGACTTAGAAAATCATACCAACTATCTGGGGCTCCAGAAGCTTCAGGATATGCTGTTCCCACAATTTGTCCACGGGCATTAACTGGAAAAACTACATTTCCGGAGCTAATGGCAGCTTTACTGGTTGCAGTAAGGATAAACAATGGAGTCATAGTAACTTTGGTAAATCCACTACCAGTTGTAGCCGAAGAAACTCTTCCGTAGAATGTTCCAGTGTTAGAACCATTGGTAACTTTTTCAATCGCCACTATCTGCCCTTGGACGAAAAATATTGGTGCTTGGGCATCTGTGGTGGTCTTTCCACGAGAATCATACTTACAAGATACTTGCAGATCAGTAACATTGTTATAAGCTAATGTTGCTCCAGTAGAAACATAGAAGTTTCTCCGTTGCCACTGGTGACGTTGTTCCATCATTTTGAATACAGGGTCGGGAGTTGCAATCTTCCGAAGCCGTGTAAGATAAGAGAAGAAGGGAGATTCCTGCGGTCGCAGTTCTGCAATCTCTCCACTCAGATCGAAAGTCCGACGCAGATTGTCGAGACTTACATTCACAGGAGGAACAGTAGTTTGAGTATAAGTTCCGCCTTGTGAAGTTGTGTAAAAGTTAGTAGCCATTTTTCATTTCTCCTATTTTCAATATTGAGTATTCTTGTTGCTCAGTGCAATTGCTTGACGAATAAGTTCAAGTGTTGGGTCAGTTGCTCCTTCGGACTGAGCGTTATGCACTCCCATTGTGGGTGGTATGCTTTGCGCTCTCTGTCTTTGCAGAAAATCCGGAGAAGGAACATTTGCTCCATAGGGATTGTACTGAGCTCCTGGATTTGGAGGCGGAGAGTACATAGGTCTTGGAACGGTTGGAGCTGGAGTTGTTCCACTTTGCTGTTGCATCTGTGCCTTCTGCAACTGATACAGCTGAAAGAGATTATCAAGCGTCACAGACTTATCGTCCGACATTGTCTGAACAAAGTCTATGGCGGTGTTGTAATCTACTCCATAATTGTTCATAACCGTACTAATCACGCTATCCAAAGCTGTCTTCACTTCGTTGGCACTTCTCAATTGTCCAATTTTCGCTTCCTGTTCTCTTTGCAAGGCTTCCAGTCGTTCCTGCTGTTTTGCTTGGAGCCACTCATTTTTCAGTGCATTATACTGATTCATTCTGGTGTTGTAATCAATGAGTGCAGCCATATACTTTGCAGAATCCGAGTTTGGATCACTATATGCTTCCACCTGGCTGAAGTTAAATGGTCTTACAGGTGCAGGCGGTGGATCAGGAAATTCTTCGTCTTCTTCTTGTGTTTGGTTTTGGGTTTGCTGTGAAGCAGTATTAGCAAGTTGCTGCTGAATACTGTTCAGCTGTTGTTTCAATGCTTCATTCTCTTCCTGAAGCTTTTTGTACTGATTCTGGGCTTGATCAAACTGCGACTGCCAATATTGGTAACGAACCTGATCGTTATCCGAGGGCTGCGTAGCATTCTCGTCCTTTTTTTCGGGTGTTCCAAAGGAAGCCGAGTTTGTATCATCTTCCCAAGAGTCATCAATGGGTACTCCGAACATGTCATATTGTGGTTGTAGCATTATTCCTCCTTTTGGGAATTTCGACGAGTTTGTTCTTCCACCATCATTCTTTGTGTTTCCAGGGCAGCGGCATTGCCGGCATTTCTGAGCGTATCATTTAATCTTGCACTGTATAGTTCTTCCGCCTTCCTCTGTTCAAGTGCGGTTTCACGCAACTTCATTCGTTCAGTTGATACAGCTTGATCAAGACGTGAATGGAAAAGTTCTCGTTCTCGAGTTTGAAGGTCTCCTTCAAGCTCTTTGATTTTTTCTTGTGCTTGTTGTAGTGCTTGCTGAAGTTGTTCAATGGTGTCAATACGACTCAGAACTCCTTCAATATCAAATACATCTGTTTTCTTAAGTACTTCTACTCTGTCAATGATTTGGTCTCGATACATGTCTCTATAGAATTCTAACTGAGCATAACGATTGGCTGGAAGTGTAGAACCAGGAATAACCATTAGGTCATACTTTCCTACGCTTACATCGTTCATTACGCTTACCTGTTTTCCATAATCGTCATAGAGACGCTTATTGATAGCGAATTCAGAGAGAGAGTTGTTTGGCTGCAATATCCGAATCATCTTCTCCGCAATGTAGAATTCTTGAACGAAGCTAATAATAACTTTTCCCAGAAGAGTAAGTGCTTGTTCAATAACAGCTTGCTTTACTTTGATTCGTCTCTGCCCAAACTCATCGAGCATCATTATTCCACGATACGTATCTGGTGCCGCCTGAGGACTTCCCATCATGTTCTCAAACAGACCAAGTTCGTGGTCGATATCCTGTTTCGCCATGATCTCATTCTGATAGAGTTCATTGGGCATTGGTAGTGGAGCTACGGGAACGGGCTGACCTTCAGTGAAGTCAAGTTCGATTATTGCTCCGGGTTGAGCCCATTGTTCTTTTAGGGCTTCCACATCAGTTCCTCTTGGAACAAGTACTTTCACGTTTGTGGAAGTGGACGCATGCGCAACAATCAGAGACCGAATCTTGTTGATATATTTCTGCATATCTTTCACCAGCCTGACATCGGACAGAGGGTATGGTGAACCGGTATGCATATTCATCAACGGGATTATCGGATACTCTTCACAATTGAGCAAGCGTCGGTAAAGGGTCTTGTCTCCGGCAACGAAACCCATCTGAATCCGTTGCATAGGCACCTTTACCGCAGTAATCAATCCTTGCTCCGCAAGTTCCAGCATTGTGACTTGCTGAATTTGTGGAGGTTGAGGGGGTTGCATCCCCTGCTCCGCAATGGCTTGTGCATATTCTGGATTTTGCTGAGCAACTTGGATGAGTTGCTGATATTGGGCAAGAGCCTTTTCATACTCTGCCATAAGACGTTCTGCTGCCTGACGAGCAAGAACTTCTTCGGTAGTTATGTTTCCGTTAATAATCCAAACTGGGCGCTGGAGGTATTCTTCAAACTTCTCAGGGGTAAGAGTATACTCTGCCCTGCTCCAGCTTTCGAATACTCGAACCAATTCTACCCAGACCTTGGTATAACGCTCATAACCACGGATGTATTCACCATCGAAGAGATCCGGATTCTCAACTCCGGCAAATACGATAAGATTATCACCCTTATTCCCAGTGTTGATCATATCACTGCGAAAACTGTTTCCACTTGCCGTATCGATTGCTTCAGTGTAGGATGGGTACAAACGCTGAAGTTGCCCCTTGGTGTAAGTGCGGCTGATGATAATATCAGATGCATCACTACAGAATTCATCTTGAGAATTCGGGTCAATATATACTTGAAGAGGATCGATTGCTTTGAATTTCACTTCACCTCTTCCACCATCGGCATAAGGATCGATATACACAAGTAGAACGCCCATTCCCGTGACATAAAAATCATCTATTGCTTTGGAGAGTTGTCTGTCTCCTTGCGAAATATTCCAAATATACTGAATAAGTCCATTCATTGCTCCCGCTGTTTGATTGTCTGAATCTTCTGCAGCAGTTACTCGAAAAGTTGGATGATTGGAAGTAAGAATACCTTTTGCCAACTCTACTGCAGGATGAATACGATTGATAACAAGAGCCGCTTGAGAACGAGATTCAAGTATCTTAACATCCTCTTCAGACCATTGTTTTCCATAGCGAAACTCTCTGTCCTCGACTGCCTGATTTGCCCAAATAGTTCTATTTCCAGAACTGAACTTCGCAAACAGTTCCTGAGTTTCTTCGGCATATTCCGTATCTTTTGAGTTTAATACATTTTTCTTTTTCTTCACTTTGTTCTCCCAGATATTACATCTTCTTCAAATAGGTCTGTCGTTTCGCCTATGAAGCCAATTGCAGAGCTTCCAGGAAGGAGTTCTTCTTCTCCTGGAAACGCTTTCTCTATTATGAAGCGAATAAGTTCTGTGTTGTCTGTGGCAGAGATACCGTGTTCTTTCAACTCTTTCACCACAGCTCCCACTCTATTTGTCCAAACGATGCATCGGGCAATACCTTCGGCATCGATATCTTCTTCTTTCTTCTTCATACTACCATCCAACTCAACCGACCTCCATTCTTCGCAACATTCTGCTCCGAAACATTGCTATTTTTTCTTTTCGGAGGTCTGAAACCAAAGTTTGTCGCCATCCAAATACTGTCAAGTATATCGTCATGTTTTCCTCTGGGGAATGCCAAGAATTCCCTTTCTGCTTCTATATCGAGGGCTTGTCGAAAAATAAGTTTTCCCTGAGCCATTATCGGTACGAGACCAATCAATCGCTGAGACTTATTCGTCCGATGTGTGATTTTCTTTTCAATTCCAGGAATATAGATATTTTCCTTCAACATCATCTGTCTTACCGCCTGCCGACACGCTTCTTGATAGGATTGCGACTCAATATATACACCACGATGGTGCCACTTCTTGTAGAGGTCAATAATCATCTGTGGATGCTCTGCAGGATTACATTTTCTTCTTACCATATCTACAACAAATTGGTATCCATCGGCATCAATACCAATGGTGGTCATCACAGTATAGTCACTATGCCGAGAAAGAGCCGAAGCCAAGTCAATACCCATGAACAGATATACTAATCGTTTTTCTCCCAAATAGTCAATATACCATTCTCCGTTTACTTCTTCAATCTTTCCCTCATAGGTATGAATATATTCCGGTCGGAAAGGTGCATCTTCTGGAGCTTGGGGTTCATTCATATATTCTTGAAAGAATCCAGAAATATTGCCCATGTGTTCGAAACCTTGTCGGATTTCTTCGATCTTTTCCATCGGATACATTTCTTCCCAGATACTCTTCCCATCGTCATCAATAATCGATTTCCAGATTACTTTCCAATCCGGAGCATCCTTCACCCACTGAAGGAAACAATCTTCAGAAATAGTGGTACCAATTACGATTATTCTTCCATCCGGCTGAGAAAGAGAAGGAATCACAGCTTCCGTAATCCACTTTCGGTTGGAAGCACGAGATTCTGCAGTATTGGCATTCATTTCGGATTCGAAGTCATCAAGAACAATAATATTCGCACGAGTGTCATCTTTGATCAATCCCCGTACTTTCTGACCAGTACCAAGAGAAAGAACCCGAGCCCCATTGGCAAGAATAATATCATCTTCTCTCCAGCGTTCCGCAGTGTTGGAACCGAGGTCTCCGAAGTATTTCCGAATTTTCCTATTGTGATCCAAAGTATTCTTAATTCGGGTAAGAAAGTTAATTGACTGACTGCGGGACTCGGAGATAAGAACAACGAATAAGTCCTTGCCTGGGGACTTATGGAGGACTTCCCAAAGGATGTAGATAAACGAGGCAATCGTACTCTTCGCCATTCCTCTCGGCAGTGCAATCGCCAACTTCTTCGTTTCTCTATCCTGAAGGAGATCGTAGATTTCAAAGTGTACCTCCGGCATTGTCAAGGGTACCGACCTGGGAAGACAAGTGGTGGCAAAGATGGGAATAGAAATCCGCATCGCCATCTTCAATATCTCGAAGTCGGTTGCTTCGGGAAACTCTTTCTTCAATTCCTTCAGAATCAGAGAGAAATCAGGTATCATTTGTTCGCATTGAGAGCAAATACTGCTCGTCTTATAGTTCGGGTATCATAGCGAGACTTATTCGCCAAAACATGTCTGGCATAAGCAAGAACATCGTTATATCCAGCGGCATGCGCCTGCGCAGTGAAAGCACCTTCCGTTCCCTTCTCGGAAATGCTTTTTGCGGCTTTGGCAATCCAATTAGATTTCTTTGCCATCTTTCTCCTCCTTTTGAGTAAGTTTAAGACGATCGGAGACTTTCTCCAGCTTCTTTAGGTCTTCCACTTCGGACTCCACTTCGAAAGTTCGAGTGTCAGTTTGTCGATCTTTTTCTTTCATTCCATACATATCCACAAAGTTTTCTGCAGCCCGAAGCATATTGGCAGCATCTTTCTTCTCCAATGCAACTTCTCTTGCCTCCAGAAGCATTTGAACTACCGCTTCTTCGGTAACTCCACAGTTTTCTAGTATTTTTCTGACTTCTTCTCTTACCATTCTGGTACACTCCTCGCTTTTATAGAACTGTTTTATCTTTGTCGCTCGCTGACTTTTCGGAGAAACGCACAAAATTTTGACAATTTCTCCCACATCGAGACCATTTGCCGCCATTCTTACTACTGCTCCCCGTAAAAGTGCCCCAGGAGTGGACTTATAATTGATATAATCCTCGGTTTGAGAGCGATTTTCGGTAAGAACGAGCATTTTTGCTCGGTCATGATAGTACCGAGACCCACTATTGGGGAGATGAAACTCTCCAAAAGCGCTTCTGAGGACGATTCCGGAGCGAATGAAGGAAATGGAGTAGATGGGAACCACGATTCCGTCATCGGAAAGGACAAAAAAGGGCACTTTCTCTGCAGTTTCCTGGGAATAGTGGATATCCTTCCAGTAGGAATAGGAAATCCCACGCTTTTTCGCTTCTTCTTCGTCAAAAGCTTGCCAGGTAATAGTCTGACCACCGAAAAGGTGGCGGTGTGAGACACGTCGTTCCATAATCATGATTCATAAATTAAACGAATTCTGGAATTTGTCAAGAAAAATTTTTAGGAAAGGCGAATAAGTTCCTTGTGGATACGCTTCGGGAGATTCGGAAAGAAGTTGATCGGATTCTCAAAACATATTCCACACTTTGAGAAGATGAAATAACCCAGAGCATACCCAGGTCGAAGGCGGATCGCTTTTGCCAATGCGGTTGACCTGCGTTGGCATCGCTGGTTGAGCAATTGCTTCCGGATTCTGAAATCGCTGGAAAGGAGGTTACCATGGCTCAGGTAACGATACGGTGCTATACGTCTGCAGATCCTGCTGAAAAGCCTACTCTGAGAAGTAGAGACTTAAGTAAGCCTGTAGATGTAGAAGCGATGCATGCTTCCGGGTTCAAATACCTGGAAGTGTGGGTTAGCCCGGACACTGATCTCAGTCAATATGGCTGGGTTCAGGTCATCGAGACTCCTTCCGTGTATGGAAATGTCCTTTGGGCGTTTCCAGACCGGAGGGTTGTCGCTCCAGAAGCCGACTTCTAAGTAAGGCTTCGGAGTTGTCTCTTGGTGTCGGGGTTGGCTGGTATCGGCTGACCCCGACAATTCCCAGTTGTCGTTAACCTCTTAGAGAGTGGGTGCGTGGGAGGCGCACCTGCTCTTCTTTTTTTTAATCGTTCCGAAGAAGCAGTGGAATATGCCAAAAAACGAAAAATGAGATAGCTCTCGTGCACAATCGGAGTGGAAGCAGTATGAATACACTATTTTTATTCTATTTGCTCCAGAGGGGCTTATTCTTTCGTTTTTGGAAGATTTCTTTTATTGAAGCGAATAAGCCTCTTGCTCTCTCCGGAGAGAAGGATACTTTTTCGACTTCTTCGAAAAGAGATGTCATCCCCGAGAGAGAAGTATGTTTTTCGGAGATTTAAGGTATCTCCTGGGAACAATCGTACCCCGACTGGTATGAATACTCCACTTCGCTTTCAATTGCTCAGGAAGTGCCTCTTTTTTCGCTACAATTGAAAACAACGAAATGAAGCGGGCTTTTTAAGCTTAAGCTTAAAAAAGCTTCGTCTTACAAAGAAAAGAAAAAAAAAGCATTTGTATTTAAAAAAAAAGAAAAGAAACGCTGGAGTCGTA